ATCTGGCGACGACGACGACCCAAAAGTCGAAGGCGACGACGACGAACCAAAAGTCGAAGGCGACGACGACGACCCAAAAGTCGAAGGCGACGACGACGAACCAAAAGTCGAAGGCGACGACGACGAACCAAAAGTCGAAGGCGACGACGATGAACCAAAAGGCGAAGGCGATGAAGAAGACGCCGAAGCCCGCATCTTTGCTATCCTCGATCACCCCGAAGCTCAGGGCCGCGCACCACTTGCCCGCGTCCTGGCTAAACAAGGCTTGCCGCTCAAAGATGCCGTTGCCGCTCTCAAAGCTGCACCTAAATCATCTGCCAAACTGGATCAGATTCGTAATGGTGCGCCTGCCGCAATCAAACCAGGCACGGGAAGCGAAGCCAGCAATGACGTGGTTTCCCGCGTCAAATCTGCGCAAGGCCTCTTAAAGAAACGCCGGTAGGGGTTAACCCCGCCAGTACGGTTACCGGCACCACCGTCTTTTAAAAGTGTGCCAACAGCGGAATTAAGGAGATTATTATGCCCGCATCAAAAACGACAGAAAGCTACACACCGGCGGAAATTCATGCCGGTGACTACCCAATCGCAACCGAGAACGGCATCGCTGGTGCTGCGGTCGCAGAAAACGATATTGTTGGCCGCATCACTGCATCTGGCAAGATTGTTGTATCCACCAAAGCCGCCAGCGATGGCAGTGAAACACCTATCGGGATTGCCGCCTACGCTGCTGCAGCTCTTGACGACAAACTAACCTGGTACACATCCGGTGGCTACGATTCCACCTTGATTGGCCTGGGTGATCGCACTGTCGCAGAAGCACAAGTTGCTTTTGACCGTACCCCGATTGAAGTGGTCATAGTCTCACTTTAAAAGGTCTCGCTATAAACGCGGAAACAGTAACCAACAAAACCAGTCGCTTCACGGCGGCTTTTTTATTGTCCAAACTTAGGAGTTTAAAATGGACTTATATACCACCGCCCAATTGCTGGGCATGATCGAGGAAACGGTCAACACGCCGCATTCCTTCGCCCTTGATACCTTCTTCCCGAAGATCGAGGAACAAGAAACAGAAGAAATCATGTTCGACAAGCTACCGCTTGATGACCGGATTGCCCCATTTGTTTCGCCGAACCTTCCGGGTAAATCAAATTCCCAAAGAGGTTTCAAAACCGACGTATTCAAGCCGGCTTATATCAAGCCATTGGATACGGTCTCGCCGAGTCAGGCTCTCAAACGCCAGGCAGGTGAACCTCTGACCGGTTCATTGTCACCTCAGCAACGCCGCGATATCTACGTGAACAAATTGTTGGGTGACCAGATCAACGCGATTAAGCGCCGCAAAGAGTGGATGGCTTGGCAAGTCTTGTTGACCGGCAAAGTTATAGTCGAGGGCGATGACTATCCGTCTGCGACTGTCGACTTTGGCCGCGATGCAGGTCACACTGAATTGTTATCAGGTGCCGCGGCTTGGGACCAAGGCACGGCTGACGTTGTTGCCTTCTTTGATGCTCGTGCTCTTAAAGTTCAAGATGCAACAGGCTTCGCGGCAACAACCCATATTATGGATCCACAAGCCTGGGCATTGGCACGTAAAAATGCCGAATTTAAAGATGTTCTTGATAATCGCAGGCAATCCAGTGGTGATGTAGAATTAGGAAGTTATGCGCTCGCCAATGGCGATGCAGACAGTCGCATCACATCTGCTCGCTATATGGGCAATATGGGCGACCATGATTTCTATGTGTTCGCTGGAATGTACACAGATATTGACGGCACCCGCAAACGCTTCTTGCCGGCCAATACGTGTGTGTCCGCCGATCCGGTTGGCTTCCAGGGCATGCAGGTTCACGGCGCGATTGAAGACCACGAAAGCCTGCAAGCGACAGAGTTCTTCCCGAAAATGTGGGACGAACAAAACCCGTCGAAACGCAACCTTATGACCCAGTCAGCACCACTCACAGTGCCAGGCCGCGTCAATTGTGCCAACGTCGCAACTGTAATCTAGGCGGCAATTTAAAAGAAACTCTTAGTCAGTTTCATAAAGCCCGGTCTTGTACCGGGCTTTTTTATGCCGACTAAAATTTCACAAAACCCAAAAGGAGAAAAAACATGGCAGCTAAGAAAACCAAAGTAATAGTAGCGGGTAGCTATAATGACCCCAAATCCCAAAAACCAATAGCCCTTGGCAAAACTATCAGCGTCGACGCTGATGTTGCAGAGCGTGGCCTAATAGCCGGCGTCTTTGTCACAGAAGAAAACGCTGTGGCCGTAGCGCCTGCAAATCAGGCCGAGCTTGAAAAAGCCCTGGATGCAGCAGAACAACGCGCCATAAAAGCCGAAAAAGGTGAACAGGATTTGCGGGATTTGCTCAAAGAAGCCGGCATCAGTGACGGCGATCTAAAAGCGGCTGTCGCTGCAAAACAGCCGGCCACCAAAAAAGCTGGTAAATAGGTCAGATTTAGATCATGGCGAGCACTTTGGCGCAGGAATGTCTGGACGGGGTCTACGATTCCGAACTCGGCATTCCTGCCCGCTATACATCCCAACCTGACCTGCCTGGCGGCGGCATCGTAACTGACGTCCGTATTTTACCGGATCAAAGCGACGGCCAATACCAGGCACTCGATTTTGATGTGAAAGCAGATCGGACAATCTTCACCTTGCGCAAATCTGAAATTGGGATTTGCCGCAGGGATGACCTTATCCAATATCCGTATCCTGATGGGGCAATCTACAAGGTACAAGGCGACCCACGCCTCCACGATATTGAAAAAATAGAGTGGTCGCTTGAACTGGTCGAGGTTTCATCATGAGCCTTGAATTTGACCTTGCTATCCAAGGCAATTTGCAAACCTTTATCGACGGCGAAATCTACGCCATCGAGCGGGGCGCAATGGACGCCGCCTACCGGATGGAAGCGCGTGGCAAACAGGCCTTGCGCAATGACGTCCTGCGCGGCGGCCTCGGTCAAAAACTCGCTAAGACTTGGCGGTCTAACGTCTATCCACAGCGGGATTTATCCATGCAGCCGACCGTTCGTTTCAAATCAAATGCGCCCGCCCTGATAAACGCTTTCGAGAAAGGCGTGACCATCCGCTCAAACAACGGTTTTTATCTGGCCATTCCAACCGACGAGTTTTTGTCCAGCATTCCCGTCCGCGCCAGATCACAACACCGCAAGAATTTGGTGCGGCTGGCCGAGCAAAGGTTTGGTCGGCTCCGCTTTATTGCTGTGCCTGGCAAACGCATCGGGCTCTTGGTGGCAGATAAGCTACAGAAGTCTCGCGGCAAACGTGGTGGTTTCCGTGTGGCATCCGACTTCGCCAAACGTAAAGGCCGGACCGAGGACGTGGTTCTATTTGTGCTCGTCCCGCAGGCCAAGCTCCGCAAGCGGCTCAATTACAAAGCGATCGAGCGGGACTTAGGCAATAACTGGCAAGAATTTATGGCCAAAGGCGTTGCCCAATCTCTTGATCAAGATCGAGTGAGGGAAGCCGCATGACGCTTCAGACGGCCGCAGGCGCCAGAGCAGCCTTTTTGGCAATGGTTAACAAAATTGGTGCCTTTGAAGGCATTCTGGAAGACGACCTCGACCCGACTGATCTTCCCGAAGGTTCTGCATTCGCAACATTGCAAGAGGGCGGCGACTTCCTGCTCGACACCATTGTCGGCGGCCAGACCCCCCAATACGAAGTTTACTCGGTCGTCAATTTTGACGTGCTGACCCGCCACAAAGACAAAGCCGAAGAAGCGGCTCGCCGCGCAACAATTGTCGCCGCGATTGAATCCGACCCATATCTGGACGGTGCCGTCGACGATATCCGAATTGTCCGGGCCGATAACCAAACCGAGCCGGAAGAGGGCGCTCACAAAGCCCGTGCCTCATCCATCACAATTGAACTGCATTACCTGTCGGCCAGTCCGGTTGGCTAACCCCAAAACTAAAAGGAGACCCCATGTCTAATGAAAAAACCATGTCCAAAGACCAAAATGAAAAAGTAGCAAAAAAACCCGTCATCGAACGCGCAGCGGATCGCATCCCTGAAAAGGACGGCGCACCCAAAGGCTACACATACCGCCTGCTGAAAAAAGACATTCCCGAATTCGGTGTCCGTGGCCGGATTGTCACCCTGACATTCGCCCAGGCCAAAGCCCTGAAAGAGGGGGATGCTGTCATCCCTTCCAAAGCGCAAATCACCCGCGGCGTCCTTTAAGCACCACAACCCTCACCCAAAATCAAACTAGGAGAAAATCATGCCAAGTATCAGAGGCAAAGCCACCAAACTTTATATAGGCGATCAAGCCAACATCCAGACCCGCACACCCGCGGATAGCTATCAGAATACATATATGTATTCCATTCGCCCAGGCGGCGGCCGTGCATTTGAAAACGACCCGATTCTCGGCGGCGACTTCTTTAATGACCGCGATGCAACACAGCCAGCACCTGGCTTGTCAGAGAGTAGCGTTTCCATTGCTGGCCCATCTTGCATGAACCATCTTGCCTATTGGCTACGCGCTGCAATGGGTGATCCGGTCGTATCCGGAACAGCGCCCGTATTGCGGACCTATCAATCTGGCAAGGACACGCTGCCAAGCCACACATTGGCCTATAATTTCAGCCCTACCGATGGCCGCCGGATTAGCGGATTTGTTCTTGGATCCATTGCCTTTAACATTGCCCGCCAAGCTGGCTTTGGCCGTGTACAAATTGACGGCGCAGCGCGTAAATTCGAACCACTGGCCGACATCGATGTCGGGACTGTACCGGCCGCGCATCCATTGACCCGCGCCCCTGCTTATCGCGGGATATTCCGGGTTGATACAGTGGCCGAAGCCACATTGTTGTCGACCACTGCCACTTACAACAACAATCTCGACCTGGTCGAATATGCAAATGATGACGAATTCATCGGTGATATTTGCCCTGGCGATGCGGACTTCAAATCACAAATCAACATTCGCTACAAAGACCGTTGGTTTGCCGACAAGAGCGCAGAAGCATTTCAGGCGTCCGGGCTTTTTGCCTGCGAATATGAATGGCAAAACGGCTCTGGTCAGAGCTTGATCATCAAGGCACCAAAATGCCGTGTCGCGCAAAGCAGCGAAGAGATATCCGGCCCAGGCGGTATCGAGGTCGGGTACAACATTGTTGCTGAACAAGACGCTGCGGCCGCAATGCTCAGCGTCGAGCTTCGCAACACAATCGCAGACGGCGGCTTCCTATAATGCGCATTTGCCCATCAAATGAACCGCGCATTCTAGAGCTGCACGGCGGCGCTGTGACCATCACAGTCAAGCCGTCCAATTCCGTCTTGCGCACGGCCGCCCGCGCCAAAGCCCAGGCGGCGGTCACCCGCCTGAAGGACGGTGGCGAGGTCATGACCGAGTACGGTTTCGGTGAAACAGACTATGATTTACTTGACGACACTTTTATCATGTTGGGCTTTTCCCAACTGATGTACGCGGTCGAGCTCGGCGAGCGTCTGATTACCGAATGGTCAGGTTACGAAGACGAGAAAGACAATGCCTTGCCCGTCAACCGCGACACAATCGTTGCCGTCATGAAGCAGGATGCCGAACAATTCTTGAACAAAGAAGCTGTCGAAGCCGATCGGGTGGCTCGAGAGGGAAACGTCTCACCGCTCTCGCGCACTGGCACTGGCGAGGGGGCGGAAAATACTGCGAAGGCTGCAAGTGCGAAGAAACCGACTGCTCCAAAGGAAAACGCGGAGTAGATGGCAAACACTGTCCGTATATCGAAAACGCCCCGCGGTCCTATGAAGGCTCCGCGGCGTGGGGCGCTGCCCAGGGCGGCGTCTGGAAAACTGCGGGCATGGGCGGCGCACTCGTTGGTTTGGATATCCCTGCAGCGCGGGATAGAATTGACCCGCTTGCCGACCCGGATCCATCAACCGTGCTTGCCTTGTTCAAAGCAATCGAAACGGGCGCTCTTGCCGGCATTGCCGACCCTCTGGAAAAACCCATTGATGACAAGGACTAGATCATGAGCGAGCGTCGTTCCGGTAAGGTAGTTATCACTCTGAGTTCGCGGGGCGGCGAAGCTTTGCGCAAAGAACTGGTTGCCCTTGGCCCTGCAGGCGAGAAAGCACTTAAACGGATTGACCGTGCCTCAAAACCTGTCGGCCCCGGACTAAAGGCCGTCGACAGTGCCGCCCGTGAAGCAGGGCGCGGGTTTGATGACATGGCAAACCGGGCGGGGCCAGCGGGACGAATACTCACATCCATCGGCCCTGCAGGACAAGCGGCTGCCATAGGTATTGGTGCCATTGCCCTCGCGAGTGCCGCAGCACTGCGCGTAGCGCGAGAAGCGACAAGATCATTTGATGCAATGGCTAAGTCTGCAGATGATTTGGCTCTGCACACTGACACATTCCAGGCGCTGCGGTTTCAGGCACAAAAAGCCAATATTGATTTCAATAATATCGAAGCATCGATGCGGCAATTTGTTCGCGCCAGCGCTGATGCCTCGACAGGTCGCGGTGAGCTGACCGAGAAACTAAAACTTTCCCATCCTGAACTCCTGAAGGAAATACTCCTTCAGGATACAATCGAGAATAAACTCAATGCGGTCGCCAAAGCTCTTGGAAACGCCAAAGACGAACAAGAAAGAACCCTGATTTCAACGGCGGCTTTTGGAGAGAGTGGCCGTGCCATGATCCGTGTTCTGGGTGATCAGGAAAACGCAATCGAGAGTATGATCACCGAAGCCCGCGAAATGGGTTTCGTCATAGAAGAGTCCGTCCTGCGCAATGCAGAAGAAATGGAAACCAAAATCGGTCTGGCTTCCACTGCGATTGATCTGCAGCTTAAACAGTCCCTAATCGACCTCGCGCCTCTTTTGGTAAACACGGCAGAAGGACTAGCTAAACTGGCAAAAGGCGCTGCACTATTTTATGGTGGCTTTAAAGACATCCTTGATGGCCCCGGTCAGTTTGAATTTCACCTCGATGTTTCAATCGCAGAATCTAAACTTCATGATTTAGATATAAAAGGCGACCAACTTCTCTCCAAAATACGAAATATTGATCGCGGCGCAACTGATGCCGGTCGTGCTGACGGCACACTTGGTGCAGGGAAATTCATCAATCAAAAAGGTGATGTCAAAGTTTCTGCCCGCCTTCAGCTATTCGACAATGACGTCCGCAAAGCAAAAGATGTTTATGATAAAGCCGTCGCAGAATTAGATCAATATTACGCCGCCAACGCGCCTACAGGAAACCCGTTAGCCCCATCCGGCGGCGGCGATGAGGGCGGTATTGGGGCCGAGGAACGTGCGAAACTTCTAGCCTTGGTTGCTGCTGCCACTGGGCGGTCAACAACGGCCGCAGAAAAACTCACCGCGACCCTGCAGGCTCTTGATCAAGCCCGCGAAGCCGGGATTATCACATCCGACAAACAGCTGGAAAAACTCAAAGCCAGTGAGAGAGCCTTTGCCGGTAAAGCGAGCGCACAAAAACGAGCTGCAGAAGCCGCGCGGGCATTGGCCGAACAAGACCGTTTTGTCGCATCTGTTGTCGCTGCCACAATAACCCCGCAGGAAAAATACACTGCTGAGCTCGAAAAGCTGGACGCTGCTCGCAAACGCTTAAGCGACGGTCAATACGCCGCCGCCGAGGCCAAACTGGCCGCTCAGCGCGATAAGGATATCGCGGCCCTCAAAGAGAAAAACCGTCTACAGGCCCGTGCTGCAGAATTGATTGAAACTCTCGGAAATATCACAGCAAGCATCCTGACCCCGCAGGAAAAATACAATCAAGCAATCCGTGATCTAAATGCCCAAAAACCTTGGTTGACCGCGGAGCAATATGCGGCCGCCCTGAAAAAAGAAAAGCAGGCGCTCAAAGAATCTAACGATGAAGCCCAACGTAAACTGGACTTACAAAATCAGCTTAAACAAATCAGGCAATCCATAAAAACCGATGAAGAGCGTCTTGATGACGAGCTCGCCAGATTAGAAAAGCTCCGTCAATCCACCAGCAACCCGGACGGTTTGTCAGACGATGAATATGCAAAGGCCGTCAAAAATGCCACAGACCAGTACAAAAACCTGAACCGCGAGGCCACAACTCACGTTGATTTGCTGGACCAGATGATCCGCGGCATTGCCGGTCAAGAGGGTGCCTGGGAACAATTCTTAAGTATTGCCATTCGCGGCCTTATCCAACTTGCAGCTCAGGCTATACTCACCAAAGATCAGGTGTCCGGTAGTGGATCCGGCGGCGGCGGCTTGCTCGACATTTTAGGGTCTATATTGGGTGGTTCATCCGGTAGCGGTTCTGGAAGCAGCTCCGGTGGTGATTTTTCAGGCGGCGGTTTTGGTGATTTCCTCGGTGCAATTCTAGGAGGGTCTTCAGATGTAGGTTTCACGCCACCAATTTCAGGCGCAAGTGCCGCTTCTGCGCCCGTTGTTAAACCTGTCTCGGGTGCGGCGGCGGTGGGTGCCGTCAAAATATCAACAGGTTTCACCAGTTCGGCCGCGCCGGCAAATGACAAATCATCCGCGCCAACCCAATTGGTCATCAAAAATTATGGCAAGCCGGCGACTGCAGAAGTCAATGAAGGTGTTGATGCCCAAGGCCTGCGCCAGATGGAAATCCGCATGTTCGAGATTGGTAAAAGAGGTGGGGTTGCTGCCATTGCTGATGGTTCTGCGGATGTTGCTATCGGTCAACGGTTTAATATCACACCTAAACCAGGGGCGATAGGATGACAATTTCAAGATGGCCATTGGGTGTTCCAATACAAATTCTTGCTGATGGATATGATCCTAAATTACCTGCAAATATTCTCCGCTCTGAAATGGAAAGTGGTGCCAAGCAAAGGGTAATTGCAACCGGGACACCTGAAATGTTAGGCGGGCGGTTTCGATTCAAACGAGATCAATATTTAGCGTTTAAAAAATGGGTTTTTACTGATTTGAAATCCACTGGCCAATTTTACTGGCTCCATCCGGATGACGGTCGCACTGTTATCTGCACATTTGTCGCGCAAGATGGGCGCATCTTTGCACCAAGTCGCGCACCCGCCGGTGGTCGGTATGTAGCTGTTGTCATCGAAGCTAGAGAGGTTACGTAATGGTCACAAAAACCGCGATGGAAGCAGCAACTGATAGAAATACGAAAGAAGTCACAGTTGTTCTTCTGACTATTTCCTCACCGGAATTTACTGAAACAATGTATTTTGCCCTGAACGATGAAAAAGTAACTTCAAATGGTCAAACCTATTTGCCATCCAGCTTTCAATATAAAGCACCGGCGCAGGGTGACCGCATTGCGACTGCAGGCCAGCTCCGCATTGACAATGTTGACCGAAGTCAATCTCTGGCAATTATCGATCTGAACAGTTCACCTGATATTACGTTGGCCGAAGTTTTGATATCGGACCCTGATGTCGTTCAGAAAACCTTTCCACCTTTTGAATTTTTCGGGATTGGTTGGGACTTGTCCTGGATGGAAGGTGCCATCGGTGTTGCCGATGATCAGGACGCACCCAGTGTTTCCTACACCTATTCACCTAAAGAGGCTCCGGCGCTTTATGCAAATTGATTTCCCCAAAACGCCCTCGCCAGATTGGCCAGCGCAGTTCATTGGTGCAAAATGGCATTGGTGTGGCCGAGGGCCGGATAGCTATGACTGTTTAGGCCTTTTAATTGCCGCCTTTCGCCAATTTGGTTTTGAAGTGAAAGACTGGGTCCCTGCAGAAACCAACTCCGAACTGGAACGTGCTCTGCAGACTGAAAAACTGGTCAAAACCAGTTTGGATGGATGGGAAGAGATAGCCTACCCAATCGCCGGCTGTGCTATTTTATTCAAACAAGGCAAAGATCCTCATCATGTAGGTGTGTACACCGGCAAAGGTGATTTCATTCATGCCTGCGAAAGCGTCGGGCAAGTCGTCCGCGAACCATTGCCGGACCATGTTGCCGCCGTGGTTGGATATTTCGTGCCAAAAGCAGTGTGCTCGTCATGAACGCATTGATAAAAATCAAACCAGCGCAAGAGATTGAGGTCGGGCGAGATGTTTATGTTGTCCGTCACCCATTTTCGGATCCGGAAAAGGTCTGGTTTGAACAAACCGTGCAATTGCGCGAAATGGTGGCGGATGTATTCCCGCAGGATGAATTATTCGAGCGAGCGATCGTTCTAGTTAACGGTGTCAAGTATGACCGTGATGAATGGAGCATTATACCGCCGAGAACAGCCCGTGTAGAAATTATTATTCCTGCTCAAAAAGGGTTAGCCAGGGCGTTTATCCGCGCTGTAGTTATTTTCGCGACAGTATTTGTCACTTTTGTTCTCACTTTTGATGGTAAATTTGCTATAAAAATGGGATTTACTGTCGGGAACTATCTTGGTGGACTTCTTGCCAATGCCCTCATCCCCCCTTCAAGGCCTGATAATAATTTAGTAACAGAACCAACATTGTATTCTATCGAAGCCGTTAGAAACTCTGCCCGTATTGGTCAGCCGGTACCGATCGTCCTTGGTACACGGCGGATGGTTGGTGATCTGATTGTGCCATTTTACCAAGAGATTGTCGGCGAGGATATTTATATCCGAGGGGCAGTGTGTTGGGGATATGGCGACTATCAAATCGCGGAGCTCAAAAACGGCGAGACTTTGCTCTCTAATTTTGAAGGCATTCAAATTGATTCCAGCTTGACCCAAACGGCGAGCACACCAACACTAATCCCTGGCATAGTTTCCCCCTTAGCTGTTGGTGCCGATCTTGCCGACAATAATTGGGCAACCAGAACAACGCCGCCCGACGCGGAAGAAATCGAGATAATTTTATCCTTTCCTGTTGGTCTTGGTTGGCTCAAGAAAAAAGAGACTAAACGCGAACTGGAATTAGAGCTCGAAATTCGGTACCGCGAAACAGGTACAACACCTTGGCGCACTGATACTGCCGCGACGACAACAGAAGCTGATTTGGTCGCCGTCAATTTAGGCTCTGACAACCGCCGCGATTTACTCACTGACCTTGGTTCCAGTTTCATTGATGACTATCACACCGAATTGGGCGTTGCCGGCTCTGTTTCCTTAACGCGCAAATTTACCGGCTCCGCGCCTGGCGAAGCATTTTTCAAATCATTCAAATTTGCTGTGCCGCCCGGCAAGCAATACGATATCGAAGTCCGCAGGAAGTCACCGGTTCACGTTGACGGCGATCATTTACATTTTGAAGACGTGACCTGGACTGTAATGAACACCTGGCGTGAAGGTAACCCGTTCCCCAATCCGCTTGCGGCCGTAACCGCAATCAGGGTAAAGGCATCCGAAGAGTTGGCGGGTGTTCTTGACACAATTAATGCTGAAGTTAGCAACCTTGTCCGGACTTATGTCGAACCTGAAGGCGGCGAAGATATTGCGACAAAGGATGATTTCTCTGGTTTAGCTGTATCAAGTAATGGTGCCGATCAACTCTTACATATTGCCCTGGGTCCACACCAAACCAGGCCGACACCGGAAGCAGAAATCAACTGGCCAAAATTCGCGCATTTTTGGAATTGGTGTGACATCAATAACTTCACATTCGACTTTGTTGAAACCTCTGGCCGGCGCAAAGGTGATCTGCAGCAATTGGTTGGTTCTGCTTGCCGTGCGCGAATAATGCGCATTGACGGCCTACTGACGCCTGTCATCGATGAACCAAAACCAGTAGGCCCGCGTCAGATTTTATGTCCTAAAAATGCGTCCAGTTTTACATTCAATAAATCATTTGCGCCCGATGTTCATGCTCTGCGAATAGAGTTTGTCAACAAAGACAATGGATATCGGAACGACGAACGGATTGTATATCTAAATGGGCATAATGCATCGACGGCGGTCAACTTTGAAAAGTTTAGTTTACCAGGTGTTGTGGATCCTGACCTGATTTTTAAACATGCACAGTATTTCGACTTATCGGCTCGACTGCAGACATTAACAGGATCATGTGTTCAGGATATCGAAGGCTCGATGATATTACGCTTTGGCGACCGGATAGCAGTTCGCCATTCAACGATTCACGTTACGGGTGAAAGCGGATGGGTCGAAGAAGTTTTCACAAATACTTCAGGGCAAATAACAGGCTTCAGGCTTTCTGACACAGGCGTTTTGACCGCCGGAGACAATTTTCAATTTAGGTGGCGGGAAATTGGTGAAGATGACCAAGGTCAAGCCACAGTCACTGCTGTGCATTTGGAAGATCTCACTTTTGATACTGCCGGTGCGCCGGAAATAGAAACCAATATTTTCACATTTACCACACCAATTAGCGCGCCCACAGGATTTAAAACCGGAATTTTGGGCGTTGTCGGTAAATTAGGCGAAGAAACCATTGACGCCTTGGTGCGCGGTATCGAGCCGGTTGATGATCGCGGACAACATTTCAAAATACTCTGGACGCTTTACGCCGCGCCGCGTTTTGATGCCGTTGTAGTCCCGGCGCACACGCCGCTGACACCACCAGATTTAAACCTACGGCCTGCCACGCCTGTCTTGATATCTAGTGCTTCTAATAACGAAGGCATTTATGTCGGATTTGCGATTGACCCCGTTGCCGGATTGTCGATTGCAGGCTTTGAAGTATGGACCCGCGAAACGCCGCCCGTCGGCGCAGATGCACCTTGGCGACAATTGGCGAACTTGCCACCGTTGTCACGAGTGATTTCTCTGCCTGCTGGCCGTCCCGGACTTAGTTACGATGTCAGGCTTGTTGCACTTGGTTCCGGAGAGACTAGATCTGATCCGGTCATTGGCACGGGATATTTGTCATTCTCTGGTGTGCCGGCTCCTGCGACGCCGACGGCAGTTGCCACGGTTCGTTCTTTGACGGGCGGTGGTAGCATTCCGGTGATCGCTATCTCTGTCGATGCACCGGAAGACATTGCTCTGACGGGATTATTGATTGTGGAAATGAAGCTCAGTGCGGCCAGCGTCTGGAATATTGCAACAACGGCCCCTGCGGACAACCCTGTCAAAGATGTGACGGCCGTTGCACCGGGTGAAACCTACGATATCCGTCTCGCGTGGCGAAATGCCAGAGGCGCAATCACACCGATCGCTGATCGGCCAGTGATCGAGGATATTACACTGGCTGGATTGGTTGCCTCCGACACCGCTCTGGTCGACGGCGTCGATGCCCTGACAATAAGCGAAGGTGTAGATAGGGCAATCGCGGGATTTACTTCTGACGGTGATGTTTCCCGCGCCATTCCTGGCACAATCGATATCGGTTCGACATTGGCCTCTGTCGTCGAAGGCGGCGCAGTTCGTGCCAATCTTGGCTTCGCGGCCAACGGTGATGTTTCCCGCGCCATTCCTGGCACAATCAATATC